AAACAAAGAATTTGTAGTTAATGAAACTGTAGATCTATCTAAGGTCAATGCAGATCTATCAACCTTAAAAGAAACTCTTGGCGTACAGGAAAGTTTAATCAAATACCTAGAGATGCGTATGAATGAGCTTGCAACTAAACTGGATAATCCACTGCTTAACTAATGCGTAAAGTAAAGGATGCTCTGCTTGGCACATGTGCTGAGTGTGAGAAAGAGATCTGGCGTAATGATAAAGGCTGGGTCATGGAAGAATATGATGGTTTTCGTAAAAGGTTTTTATGCCATGATGCTCGGCAAGAAACTACATGCTTTACTGACCATATAAGATGTGACTACATCATAGACTAATCGAGGTCCAGATCAGAATCGAACTGATGTAAATGGATTTGCAATCCATCGGATAACCATTCTCCCACTGGACCATAGTAGTACCTCTAAAGTACTTCTTATACATTCCCACTTTGGCACTTTCAATAATAATCGAGGTACTACTCTAGTACTAGTTGAGGTACTTCTTACGAGTATTTGAGTTGTAGCAACGAATCAAAAAGGACTGCAAATCTACAGAGATCCTTAAAAAGTAACAAATTTTAATATCCTACCCAAAATAAATTTCCCTAAAAAACCCCATAAATACTAACGAAAAATACACCAAAGGTACTGTACCAGGTACTAGTATTGACACATTCCCACTTAGGTATTACGTTAAGGACTGTAGCAATTAAGCTACATTTTAACAGAGGAATAATACAATGATTGAAGCTCAAAAAATACACAAGGCTGGTGTCTTATACTATCGTGTAAGAGATCCAAGAACTAACAAAACCCAATCGTGGTCAACTGTCAAACATGGTACAGGATTAGCTAAACTACTATCTACGCAAGCTGCCAATGACATTAATAAAAACATTGACCAGGCAGTTATAGAAACTGAAAGCCCTACTGTTGGTAAATCAATACAAGATCTGATTGCTAGTCGTGAAGGTAAGGTAGAAGATTCAACTTACCGACAGATGAAGATAGTCTTAGCTCGATGGGAAAAAACTTAGCTGTGGAATATGAAAATCAAACAAGTCAATGTGGTTGACATGGAAGCTGCTGAGAAAGAACTAAAAGCATTTAACTATAGTGATGATGCTATTGATCGGTCAGTTACCAGGTTAAAAGAAGCAGCTAAGAAATCTGAAAAGACACATAACTTTAAGAACAGGATTGCTTTGTATGAGTTTGAGAAAAGCATAGAAACAAAGCACCGTGTGATTGAACGACCAATACCAGATCAAGCTGATGTTAAACTATTGCTTAACCAGGCTGACGGCTACTTAGCTATGTACACTCTTATTGCTATAACTACTGGACTTAGACCGTCAGAGATCCGTGGTTTGAAATGGGAAAATGTTAAGTATTCATTAAATCAAATCTGGGTTAGAACTAAGGCTGATGAAAACAATGTAGTTAGCAATCGTTTAAAAAATAAGAATGCTAAACGAGAAGTGCCGTTAGTGCCACAGCTAGCTGATGCATTGTTTGCTTGGCAAGAAGCTAACAAAGGCAAGCACAATCCTAAAGACTTAGTCTTACATACAAGATTATGCAACCCACTACCTCACAATCAAATATCTCAAAGTTTAGATAAGTTAAAAGCTAAGCTAGGTATTACAGGCTGGGTTGGTTTGCATTCGTTTAGACACTTCTATGCTAGTATGTTGTTGAAACGACAAGTGCAGCTAGGTTTAGACTTTAAACAAATACCTACTATCTTAGGACACAAAGACTTTGGCTTTACTGCTTCTGTTTACGGACACTCACTTGATACTGTTGAGGATAAGCAGCAGATCTCACAAAGTTTGGCTGCTGCTTTTTCACAGCAGATTTCACTCTAATTTGGCTGTTTTGAGGGTATGCTGTAGTATCAGCTGCCCTCTTTTCGTTAATCCTCGTGGCTCTCAGAGCTTCTTTTTTTGAGCAAGTTTGGCAAAATACACGTTCTATACCTCGATAGTCGTATTGCCAGGTAAACTTTGTATGACGTTTAAATGGATTAAATCTATGGTGACACAAGTCACATTGTAGATGGACCTTTAGGTTCTCCACTTACTTTTCTAAATACGGATCTTCAAACAATCGATCAATGATTGCACCACGGATTGTTGTTGGCGTGCCGTCTACTCTACGCAGTACACTTGATCTCATTTTAGCCAATGCATCACCAGGATTAGCATAGCATTGTAATCTAAAGGTCAGATCATCTGACAGTTCTTTCAACATCTCGTGCATGTCAGTGCCATACTTTAGTTTAGGAAATAATTTTACTACTCGTAGATCCCATTTATCATCATACTGTGCGTTAAGGTAACAGCTGATGTTGTTATAAATAAACTTAATGGTAATACCTTTACGTCTATTGTCAGTTATCTCAAACATATCTGGTTCACTATTGCTCATTGATAACAACCGATCTTGAGTGGTTAGGTAGATACGTTATGTACTTACGTTTTTCTAATTGCCTGATGACGTTATGCACCTGGCTACGAGCCTTCCAATTCATGTGCAAAGCTATTTCTTCATAGCTTGGTGAATAGCTATTGTTAGCTATAAACTTCTTAATAAATTCTAAAACTTTAACTTGGTTTGGTGTCATTTTATTGGTTGTACCTTTTGCTTCTTCTCTTGATCTTCAAGCTTTTGTAAAATCTCTCCCATCAATGAGTAGTTAATAATGTCTAGCCAGTTATCTTTTATGTATGTGTGTCCTGACCTACTTAGTTTTTCTAATATAATTAGTTTGCAGATAGTTGAGCCTACGACCTTGATACCAAGTAAAGCTGCGTACAGAGCTGCGGTCTTTTTAAATCTTGGTACAAAATCACCATACTGATTGTGCCGTTGTTTAAATATTTTTTCTGCTTCTTTTAATATTTCCATTGTTTCTTTCTTGCCTAACCCACACTGAGAATCGTTAATGGGGGGAGTGTGAGTTAGACTATCCTTGATCAATTAAAAAGGAATCTTGTCATCTAGTTCTTCTAGATCATTTTTTTGGTAGCCACCTGATGGTGCTGTTGACTCCATCTTTGCCTGTACTGATACAGACAAGTGTGTGTTGCCACTTTTATCTTCTTGTTTCCAAGCAGAAGCTCTAAAGTTTTGATCTCCATTCACCGTTGCTGGTCCTGTATAGGCTGGTGGATTAGATTTATATTTAGATGGATCTGCTGGGTACAACTTAATTGTTGCTACTTTTTCATTTGCCATTTGCTATTTTTCCTTCTGACAGTTCTTGTGTTTTTAAAGAATAAACCTCGTGAACTTTATGAAAGATCTCAGGGTTCTTAGTTTCCATGGATTTTACCCACTTAGATTGCTGCGTTATAACTGCCTTTAATTTAGCAACCTGACTAGCACCACTCATTAACTTAATAAGCTCTGCTTGCCGTTCTTCATCCGATACGGATAAATCTTCAGGTACATCTTCACCAGCGTAGATGTAATGACCTAACCCAAACATAGCCATGGCTTTGACCAGGCATCTCATTTTGGTGTTAGATATTTGTGTAGCTGTTGGATTTACTACTGCTTGGTTCTTATGGTCCATGACAGCTAGCCACATCGTATGAGTAGTATTGTTGACGGTCATCTCACAAGACACGGCAGCTGTGCCATTCTTGTAATACAAGACATCATAACCTTCCCACTCTTTAAATCTATATGTTGCGTCTGGGTAGTTTTGCATCATCATACCCCATGCCCATGCCCAAGACAGATAAGTTAAGTTACCTTTTTTCTCGGTGTGTTCGTTGCAATCAATCTTACTAAGATTATCCCAAACGATTTCTTTTTTCTTCGTAGTCATACTATCCTTCCATTGCTTTGTTAAAATCAATCTTTGCTTGTTCTACAAATTCATCACCAATATCCCAATAGTATGGATGCTCCCAATCAGGGCTTACCAAACTTAATAGTTTATTGATGTTGCCATCTGCTTGTATGAGTAAGTTCTCACGCAGTTTAGCTTTGGACTTATAGAACTTGAGGTGATCTTTCATTGCAGCTTCAGTTAGTAAGTCTGAGTTGCTAGGATCAAATATCGTATATTCGTTTTCATTGGCATACACCAGGAACGGTCTTTTGCCTGTAGCTGCCCAATACAATGCAATTTGTCGAGCTGCATCTATCTTTGGTTCTTTAATAGATTGCGTACTAAAACCATAAGTGCCATCCTTTTTAAGTTTGCCACGTCTTGGTGGTAAGGTCTTGATCTCTACTACACAAAATTCATTTTCTAGGTCAGTTCGACCTAACAGGTCAATCTCTGTGCCGACATTGTAATACCGATTAGCTTCTGACTCGACTACACCTTGTAGTGCCAGGCTTTTAATACCTTTATGTAATTGGTGAGCCATCTTGTGAGCAATAGTTTTATGGTATGCATGTTGAGCTTCTTCTTTGTCATCAAACATAGGCTCGTAAGCAGCTAAATCTTCATCAACAACTCGTAAGTAATCTTTAAAAGTTATTTTAGTGTTTTCTATTTTTTCTGAATTGTAAGTCCAGATGATGTCAGCATACATTAACGCTATTGCACCACCGACAGCTACACCAAGTCTTGGCTTGGCAGTAAATTTAAATTTGCGTCTATCTTCTTGCGTGCAACAAAAGTATTTCCATGCCCAATTACCTTCTGGCAAGTTCAGCTGTGAAGCTGAGTGATGATCGAAGTTCCATGTGCCAAATAATTCTGCATTTGGTGAGTCAATCAATTGTTTAAAGTCTGTACTAATTTGTGCGTCCATTTTTCTATCTTTGTTGATATAAAAAAATAAACAAAAAAGCTACTTTGTAAATAAAAAAATAACCGACTTTGAGAAAAAAATATTAGTAATAAATATTAGTTGTTTTTTATGTATAGAACATACATAGAAAATAGTTGAGAATCGGTAGGTTTATTTTTGATCTACTGGTGGCAATAAGGATCTGCCTTTTTGCATTGTTATTATCTTTTTAGATGGCACACTTATAATTGCTTTAGTTTCACAATTATAAAACCGAATCATTTTACCTTCACTGTCTAAATAACCATCTGCATAACCAATCAATTTACTACCATCCTTTAATGTATATAAGGTCCAGGCGTTAAGTTGTTTAGTATAGGCAAAGGGTACAGATTTCTTAGTAATGACATAAGTATATTCATTATATTCATAACCCTCTTTACAGATTACATAAAATTCTGAGTTATAGTGCCATTCTTTAGGACACTTAACCATCCAGTTTTGTCTTAAATTGCGTATAAAAAGACCTTCAGTACAGCCAGTAGCTGGTATAAAACGATCAGCTGGCGTTTCATAAAAGCTACGCCAATCTAAATCATACGCCAAAGCAATTTCTTTAGCCTTAACAACTGACAAAGCTCTATGTCCATTAACAACTTTGCTAAAGGCTTCACGACTGTAGCCAAGTTTTTGACACAAGTCTGTCTGTGATATTGTATAACGGTGTAGCACATTCTTAACAATCATGTTGCCGTCAAATGGTGTGCCAGTATCTGAAGTCATAGTTGTTTAAGTATCCCTAATGGAAAAACTATCATGTTTACGAAATGTAGTAAACCGTTCTATTTACAGACAGTAAAAGCTACACTAGCCTTGATTCCACTATGCTTTTAGAGGATTATCGGACACTAAATAACATGAGCTATAAGGAGTTAGCTACCTTTTTAGGCTTAAAATCTCCCACTTCGGCTATGCGTTATTGTATTGGCACACGCTATCCCAAGCTCAACATACTGATTCGGATACAAGACAAAACTAAACAGGCAGTAACTGCTAATGACTTTGTTGCCAAGTACAGGGAGCTGCATGAGCAAGAAGTTCAACCTTAATCAATTTAGATTGGTCAAAGTTAAATGGCATGATCCATGTGACTTTGAAACAGGTTGGAATGATCTGAAGAAGGTCCAGGCTGCAAAGACTGAGCCTGTCGTGTCAGTTGGTTGGTTAATTACTGATGAAGCTGACCGCATAGTTTTAAGTGCTGACTTTTGCAGTGATGGCACAACAGGCAGAGCCATAGCTATCACTAGAGCATGCTGTGAAAACATAACCACATTAAAAGTAGGTAAGAACTAATGCCATTAAATCCAGAGGATGAGTATGGTTGGTAATGTGACAAATCTGCACAAGCAAGGCAAGTGTAAGCATTGTGGTATTGCATTGTTTAGTTACGACAGTGTCAGACGATATGTTTGTGGTGGCTGTGAACCAAAGCACGACATGACTGGTCGGTTTGCACGGCAGATCAATGACTATGTGCCATACATTCCTGAGATCAGTGATGAACGAGCTTTGATGTTATTAGAAAATCAAATCGATGATCTAAAGCGTGAAGTATTATTTTGGAAAGCTAAAGCTAATGATAGTTGAACTGGAGTGGTACGAATATAAAATGGCAGCACAGGTCGGACTAGATCGTAAGGTGCAATCAATTTTAAATGGGCATAAGGATCGATATGGTAGCGTCTGGACACCCATATCAGATGTTGGCTGGTCAGTGGTATCGGCAGTGGCAGAGTGTGCTGTAGCTAAAGCTCTCGGCATGTATTGGGATGGTTCAATCAACACGTTTAGCCGACCTGATCTTGGTGACTACGAGATCAAAGCACAGCTGCATCATACGATTGATCCAAACAAACATAGCAACTTCTTAGTTATCAAACCTAACAGTCCAGATCACTTGGTGCATATATTGGTCCTGGTACATTCTAACACGAAGTATGAGGTGGTTGGGTTTCGTAGAGCTGGTGATAGCAAAATGGAACGCTATGCAGCTCAAGTAGGTAATCGACCAATGTTTTATCGAGTGCCAGCTGATGAACTCGACAACATATCATTGCTGCAATGAATCCATTAGATCGGTTTATTCGTGAGGACATCACCCCCCAGGCTAAGATAGTTTATATTTATCTGGAGAGCTTGTACTATCGATACGGTAAGTGCTTGCCACGTCAAGCTACCATTGCGTCAGATTTGCACATCTCTAGGCGTACTGTTATCCGATGTATTAAAGAACTAAGGGATAAGGAATTCATTGTATCTAAACGGTTAGCGTCAACGTGTCGTTACTTCCCAGTCAATGATGTGACAAAAAGTGTATATATTAATAAACAATATATATCTAAACTAGATATATCTAGACCAGATATATCTAGACATGATTTACGAGGGGGTAAGGTAAAATCTCTCATCCAATCCACTGCTAAACATAGCAATGTGCATTACAGGTCTGCTGTGAAGCAGACCGCTGCTAAGAAAGCACGAGTGCCTAAAGCTCAGAAGGACAAGCTCTACAACTTTTTAAAAAACCTATCATCTGATCGTAAGAAACAGTTTTGGGATGATGTAATGAAAGGAGATAAGAAATGGCTCAAACAGTTTCCACAGCTTGGTTAGTTGATGCCTTCGAAGAAGCAATAGCTACGGATCGTAAACTCCCAGCTGCATATAAGAAAGGTTACAATGGTATGAAGTTTGACATCAAGCACGATGTCACTGAACACAATGCCTGGGATAAGAAACCAACACGCAGTGCTGCATCGTCAAAAGAAATAGCACGGTATGATTTCTTGCTCTATCACATCACACCATTGCTTGATACTACAGAACGTAAACTAGTTTGGTCCAGAGGTATGGGTATGCCATATGTACACATTGGAAAGAAACTTGGCATGCATCGACACAAGGTTAAACAAATGTACTTAGAAGTTCTAATTTATATTAAGTATCTGGTAGCTTATGACAAATATTTGTTAGACAAGTATGACAAAATCAAATAGTTATTTAACTATCATTTGCAAATCATTGTATTTGATATTCCTTTCTTTGTTAAGATAGCCCATCATGGTAGGTAGACCACTTCATAAAAAAGAGTGTGGAGCTTATGCTCGTTCCACTCGATTACCTTGTAAAGCTAAAGCACTTGCTAATGGTAAGTGTAAGTTACATGGTGGGTTATCGACAGGACCAAAGACACCTGAAGGCAAACTAAAAGCATTAATGAATTTAAAACATGTCAAAGACAAACTTAAAACAGAAGATCCCAACCATTCTAGAGAAGCTGCAACAGGGCATTCCACTATCCAAGATATGTAGTGATAAGGATTATCCAGCAGTCACAACTGTGTATTCTTGGATGAAGGATGACGATGATATTCGTAAAGAGATAGCTGATGCTAGACAACTTGGAGCATGGACTTACCTCGATAGTATGATGGAGTTACTGCAACAAGAGTGTGAACCACAAGCAGTACAATGGAACAGAGAACGTCTACATCATGCACGTTGGATGAGTAGTAAACTATTAGCTGGTACATTCGGTGATAAGATACAAGCAGATGTTAAGGCTGATACCAAGATGACTATTGCTTGGAGTAGTGAGGTAATACCAGAGATCAAGTGATATCTCCCATATATTATACAGAGATGTATGAGTACGCACGCACGTCATGGAGTTCGATAGATTGGAATGATACTAAAGTGCAACGATGTATGGCAGCTCGAGGTACTAGGTCAGGTACTTTTTAAAATTATTTGTTGGTAATCCTAGGACACGATAAGGACTGCCGATCTTTTTTTTATTATCACGCTAGGTAAAGCCTTATTTTTTTTGGCATGTGTTTTGGAAACACCGACCCCCCCACACCCCCAGATATTGGGCTGGGGTTGTAGCGTATATAGAATAGGAAATTAATAGAACCACGCATATGGATGAAGATTTAAAAGATCTGCTAGCAATGATCGTTTACGATGAAACTAGCAAAAGTTTAATAATTAGCGTTACAGGCTTTCGTAATAATATTCACGGCAAAGATGTGTCTGATTGGATTTGCAACAACTTAAATATTGATCTGCTAGATATAGATGGCAAACAACCAACGGTCCATTAATGCAGATAACTATTCCGTATAGTCCACGACCATTACAACAAGACATACATACACAACTAAGTAAACATAGATGGGCTGTACTCAGCATTCACAGGCGTGCTGGTAAATCCGTATTGTGCATCAATGAACTAATTAAAAGGGCGTTAACTAACGACAAATGGAATCCACGGTACGCATACATCGGACCAACTTATAAACAAACTAAGTCAATTATTTTTGACTACTTAAAATTCTATGCTGGTGTCATACCTGGATCAAAGTTTAATGAACAAGAACTTAGTTGCACTCTGCCTAACGGAGCAAAGATCTCCCTCTTAGGTTCTGAAAATCCTGATAGCCTTCGTGGTAATTACTACGATGGTATTATCTGTGACGAATATGCTCAGATCAATCCACGATTGTTTCCTGAGATTATTCGACCAGCTCTGTCAGATCGTAAAGGCTTTTGTTATTTTGTGGGTACACCACAAGGCATGAGTAATGATTTTTATAATAAGTACCAACACGGTTTGAAAGATAAGACCTGGTACACCAAGATTGCTAAAGCATCGGAAACAGGCATTGTTGACCAAGAAGAATTAGATGCAGCTTTAGAACTCATGGGTAAAAATAAATACCGACAAGAGTTCGAGTGTGATTGGGTAGCAGCTCTAGAAGGTGCTATCTATGGAGATATAGTAGAAAAGATTGAAAACAAAGGTCAAGTTGGTCGAGTGCCATATGATCCGACTTATCCTGTTAGTACGGCATGGGATATAGGCATCTCTGATAAAACCGTTATCTTGTTTTTTCAGCAAGTAGGTCGAGCTGTACAGATTATAGATTATTATGAAAACAGTAATGAGGGTCTACCCCATTACATTAATGTGATTAACGGTAAGGATTACGTTTACAAGAACCATTACGGACCACACGATCTAGAACAACGTGAGTTTACTAATGGTAAGTCCAGGCGTGAAATAGCCTACGAGTTAGGTTTACGTTTTAAGATTGTACCTAAATTAAGTATAGAGGATGGTATTCATTATACGCAACTCTTGCTAAACCGTTGCTGGCTAGACGTTGATACTTGCAAGAAACTTATAGATGCTTTGCGGAACTATCACCGTAAGTTTAACGACACCTTACAAGTTTTTAATATGAAACCAGTCCACGACTGGAGCAGTCACGCATGTGACAGCCTACGCTGTTTAGCTGTCGGCTTAGAAGAATTACGAGATGATAAAGAAATAACCCAGCGTATAGCTGACAATAATTACAACCCATTAGGAATGAACCATGAGCAGAATTTTTAAACCAAAAGTAAGTATGCCACCAGTGCCACCAGCACCAAAGCCTGTAGCTTACAATCCACCAAGCAGTGGTGATCCAGATGAAACAATTACTAACACTCCAACAGAATCTGAAATAGCAGCAGCTGATCCAACAGGAGCTATCAATGAAGATGCCGAAGAAGCTGCACTAGCATCAGTTAACAAAAAGAAAAAAGGCAGAAAGTCAAC